CTCTTCAATCGAGTGTCAGGACTTCTCGGAGCGTTTATCGACACCGATTCAATGGTTCAGTAATGTCAAATACAATTTTAAGCACAGTTAGACAACCACTAGCCACAGCCTTCGCTAGCGTTGCAGGCAATGTCTATGCCTATGTACCAGAGGCTCCTATGGTGCCTTTCGTGGTCATGGTGCCCGATTCTCCTTATCTGGAATTAGAAACTTTAGGCAAAGCACAGATTCGCACAAAGATTAACTTAACTATTTCAGTAGCGGTTGCATATAACAGCAACCCTGCATCGCTCGACAATCTCGAGCAGCTCGTAATAAGTGTTCTGAAAGTGATCCCAGCCGGGTACATTGTCGGAGCGGTTGAAAAACCAACGGTAACTCAAGTTGGCCCTTCCAATGTATTGGTGGCCGATATCAGAGTTTCCACCTACTATACACAAACAAACTAAAGGACAACAATATGGCAACCGTAGTAATCACAGGGCGCGATATTTCTCTATCTTTCTCAGGTGGAACAGATATCGAAGCACAAGCAACAAGCGCAGTTCTAACAAAGACCAATGTTCGCGAGACATACCAGACTCTTGATGGCGAAGCCTATAAGACCACAAACATCGAAGGTACTTTTGCGCTTTCAATGCTTGCTGATTGGGGCAAGGCTAACTCAGTATGCGAAGCACTATGGACAGCAGCAGAGACGGCACCAGACACAGACATCACTATCAGCCTTACTGCTGCTACAGGCGCAGTATTCTCATTTCCAGTAATGCCAGAATTTCCTACAGCAGGTGGCGCTGGAACAGATGCTCAGACAGTAGACTTTACTTTCAAAGTATCAAAGGGCGCAGTTACAGAAACCTTCAGCTAAACAATAGAAACGGGAGCAAACAATGCAACAGCAAATAACAATTAAATATGTTGATGGATCGGAAACCACTTACCTGGTTCGCCCACCTGATTACGCCAAGTGGGAGATGACAACTAAAAAGGTTATCTCCCAGTTCGGTGGAATGTGGGACATTCTTTATGTAACGCACTCAGCAATGAAGCGCGATGCAGGCGGCAAGCCAACTAAGACACTCGATGTCTGGATGGAATCGGTCGCAGATGTTGAAGTAGGTGAAGGAAACCCAAAAGTCATACAAGAGGAAGCGTCAGCCGACTCTTAGTAGAACTGGCAATAGCCACTCAGATCCCTATGGATCATTGGCGAAGTGCTGAGGATATTCTTACAGCGATCGAAATACTAGAGGAGCGTAATCGTGGCAGATGAAGTACTTGCCTTCGATAAGACGGAACTCCGCATGGTATTTAAAGCCTTAAAGAATATGGGTGAAGAAGCCAACGATGAGGCCAAGCGCCAATCAGGCGCTCTGGCTGAATTCGCCCGGGCTGAGGTTATTCAAACTGCTAGCAGGGGTAACAACACTAAAGTCTCGGGGCGTATTGCTCAAGGTTCTAGGGTTAAGAAGTCAAGCCGTATCGGTGAGATTACTTATGGCTTCGCTTCACAGAAGTTCTCAGGTGGTGCAACCACTAGAGATATTTGGGGCGGTACTGAATTCGGATCTAACAAATATAAGCAGTTCCCTGTCTGGTCAGGCCGAGAAGGTCGAGGCTCTAAGGGCTGGTTTATTTATCCAACTCTGAGAAAGATCCAACCTCAGATCGTGGCTAAGTGGACAGAATCATTTACTAAGATTTTGAAGGAGTGGGGCTAATGGCAACAGGTACAAGAGCGTTAACGCTCAAGCTTCTTGCTGATGTCGATAACTTCACTAAGAACCTTGATAAAGCAGATAAAGATGTTGCCACCTTCGGCGATAAGATTGCTAAGTTCGGAAAGATTGCTGGAGCAGCATTCGCAGCCGCAGGCGCGGCAGCCGTAGCCTATGCAGGCAAGTTGGCCATCGATGGCGTTAAATCAGCAATCGAGGATGAAGCGGCTCAAGCCAAGTTAGCAAACACTCTTCGAAATGTTACTCAGGCTACCGATGCCCAGATTAAAAGCACCGAAGAATTTATCCTTCAGACTTCTTTGGCTACTGGCGTTGCAGATGATGAACTTCGGCCATCGCTTGATCGTTTAACCCGAGCAACCAAAGATGTTGATAAGGCGCAGAAGTTACAGGCGCTAGCACTTGATATCTCAGCAGGTAGTGGTAAGTCTCTTCAGGCAGTTACAGAAAGCCTTTCAAAGGCTCAGGAAGGCAACCTGGCAGGCCTTAGCCGCTTAGGTGTTGGAATAACTAAGGCTGAACTCGCAAGCCTTTCATTCGATCAGATCACAACCAAACTCGCTGGCACTTTTGAAAACCAGGCATCAAAGCAAGCCGATACATTCCAAGGAAAGTTAAGCCGCTTGCAAGTAGCCTTCGATGAAGGCAAGGAAACAGTAGGCGCTTATATTCTCACAGCCATAACTCCCTTGGTTGAAACCTTAGTTAAAAGGGTCATTCCTGCCATTGCAGACTTTACAAATAACCTTGGCGATAAGTTACGCCCGGTAATTCAATTTTTGACTCCGATTACAGACGGCCTTCGCAAGGCCTTTAACAGCGTTCGTGATTCTTTAACAAGTAACAGCGAGGAACTAAAGCCGCTTCTTATTCTGTTCAAGGGGTTAGCCGATTTTGCTAAAGATGTTCTAGCACCAATTTTAAGCAAGACTCTAGGTAAAGCCTTCGAGGTTGTTGGCGTTGCAGTAAGTGCGCTAATTAGTTCAGTAGCCTCAGTAGTTAATTTCTTCGATGATCTTTACAACAAAATCAAGCGAGTAATCGATATATCTAAGCAAATCGGTTCTGCCCTAAATCCATTTAATAACGCTTCATTCTCAACTGGAGCAGTATCTCCAGCAGCGCCAGTAACCCCAGCAATGCCTACTTCACCTATTGCGGCTTATCGCTATGTTGGCGGACAAGGCACAACCAATATCACCGTCAATGGCGCAATCGATAGCGAATCAACCGCTCGCCAAATTGTAAGCATCCTTAATGATTCCTCAGCTCGAGGAACTCTTGGAAGCGCGGCCTTCTTTTAATGACCGTTTATACCCCATCCTATAAAATAATAATCGGTAACGAAGAAGTTACAGATGTAACTATTGCCAACCTGACTGTTACTTCAGGCCGTACCGATATTAACTCTCAGCCAGTTGCAGGCTACTGCCAGTTGCAGTTAATGAACCTAGATAACTCAAGTTATAACTTCACAGTAGGTACCGGGCTAGCAGTTGAGGTAACCGATTCGGTTGGTGCTTATGTTCCAATCTTCGGCGGTTATGTTTCAGATTTTACTATTGCAGTTAATCGCGCTGGGGATCTTGGCTACACAACTCTTGCCACTATCACCGCTCTTGGAGCGTTATCTAAATTACCTAGAATTATCGATAATGGCGTTCTATCTATCGATTATGATGGCGATCAAATCTACAGCCTTCTTTCGGGATATCTACTAGGGCAATGGAATGAAGTTCCAGCAGCTCAGACTTGGGCAACTTATGATCCTACCGAAACTTGGGCTGAGGCAGCCAACATCGGTTTAGGTGAAATCGATCAACCAGGCGATTATGAAATGATCGCTCGAGGGTCTAGTCCGACAGACCTTTATTCACTTTGCGCTGCTATTGCTAATTCGGCTTTTGGTGTTCTTTACGAAGATGCAAATGGCAATATTGGGTACGCCGATCAAACTCATCGCCAAGACTATTTAGCGGCCAATGGGTACACAACCCTTGATGCCAACCATGCTAATGGCCTAGGTTTATCCTCAACTACTCGAGCAGGCGATTTAAGAAACTATTATGAAATAGCCTACGGATCTACTGGGCAGTTTGACTATATTGCTGAAGATACCCAGAGCCAGAGCCTTTACGGCATCTATGGAGAATCCTTTATTTCTAGAATTAAAAATACTGTCGATGCAGAAGCCTTGGCAGATCGTTACATTGCTCTTCGTGCTAACCCTTATGCCAAATTCGAAAACATAACTTTCGTTCTAGGTAATCCCGAGATCGATGATGCCGATCGAGATGCTCTTATTAACATCTTTTTAGGTCAGCCTGTCTGGATTCAGAACCTACCCGGCAATATCACCAACGGTGAATTCCAAGGCTATATCGAAGGCTGGACATTCCGAGCAAGCCTAAACAACCTGAGCGTTACTTTTAACGCTTCTCCAATAAACTTCTCCCAAATTGCGGTAAAATGGGAGCAGGTAAATGCAGCAGAAACATGGAACACACTAAGTCCAACCCTTACATGGATTAACGCGATAGGAGTCGTAGCCTAATGGCAACAACAACAACCAACTTCGGCTGGGACATTCCCCAATCGACCGACTTAGTAAAGGATGGCGCTACAGCCATTGCTGCACTTGGTCAAGATATTGACACAGCATTGGTCGACCTTAAGGGCGGCACAACTGGCCAAGTACTAGCCAAAGCCTCAGGAACCGATCTGGACTTCTCTTGGGTTGCAGTTGATCCGCTAGTAATACTTGACGCTAAGGGCGATCTTATTACAGCTACTGCGGCAGACACTCCGGCGCGTTTAGCAGTAGGCACAAATGGTCATGTTTTAACAGCAGATTCAACCGAATCAACTGGAATAAAGTGGGCTGCTCCAGCAGGCGGTGGCAAAGTGTTGCAGGTAGTAAATGCCACTTACGCAACGGTTACTGCATCTTCTACAAGCACTTATGTAGACACCGGGTTAACCGCTTCGATTACGCCATCTTCGGCAACAAGTAAAGTGCTGGTATTTGTGCACCAAACAGGTATTAGTAAAGGCGCATCAAATACTTACGCGTTTTTAAGATTGGTACGAGGTGCTACTACTTTAGCAGAATTTGAAAAAGCCGCTGGATACGATAACACTTCAAATGTACAAAATGTCGGCGGTTCAGGAATTACATATTTGGATTCTCCAGCAACAACTTCTGCGACAACTTATAAAACTCAATTTGCGTCTGGTAACGGTACTGCTAATGCTTCAGTACAAAGTGATAATTGCACATCAACAATCACACTCATGGAAATAGGTGCATAATGGCTAAAGGTTATGAAGTTTTGGGCATGCTTATTCCTACAGGCGGTTGGGTTATCTATGGGGATGATTTCGAAGGAATCCAGTTCTTAGAGTGCGAGCCAATCACAGAAAAGCAATTCAAAGATGGATTTGCGAAATTTGATGCGTGGGCAGCAAAAGAGCAAGAAGCTAAAGCAGCCACTAAAGCCGCTCTCTTAGAGCGCTTAGGTATGACAGCCGAAGAAGCCGCTCTGCTACTTGGATGAAACCTAAATTATGCAAGGCAGGCAAACAACTCCGAGAACAGTTCGATGATTGTTTCGGCGATCGTGATCGCACCTCGGATGGCTGGATCGGCGATAGTCGGCACTCAGCTCGTAAGTCTGACCATAATCCAGATGAGCAGGGCTGGGTTCGTGCCATTGACATTGACCGCGATCTATCAGGAAAGCCGAAGCCTGACATCATGCCCGATCTGGCGGATCAACTTCGTCAGTTGGCAAAGTCTGATAAACGCATCTCTTACATCATCTTCGATGGCAAAATTGCCTCAGCCAAAAGCGCCTGGCGTTGGAGAACTTATACAGGCATCAATAAGCACCGCCATCATTGCCATATATCTTTTACTAGCAAGGG